GACTTTTACATATCGCCCCTAAACAGGAATCATCAACATCTAACCAGCCTGACCCCCATAAAGCAGGGTTTTATCAACTTACAATTTTTGCTAGGCTTTACTTTGGCTGCTACTCTAGGTTGCTAAGACCTAGTTCAAGCTGGTTAGATGTTTGGCCTGATTTACAGGCCGTAGGATTAAGCTAAACGACCCCATTGCATTGCAAAGTTACGGTCATATACATCTCTAAGCATCTGGTCAGATAAAGCCTCCAATGCGCCTTCTGATGCGTCCTCAGCCATTTCTAATTCTTCTTTCTCAATCATTTTTTTGATGAGTGCTAATTGCTTGTTTGTGTCGCCCAAGTAGTAAGCGCGAATTAACTCAGAACCAAACTGATCTGCTACACGGTTGCATGTTGCATCGCTAAACAGTTTGAAAAACTTCTCATCAACTTCTGCAACCAGGTGGGCTGCGTCTGCTTTGTTCTTAGCGCGAATCTTTGCCAGTTCTTCACCGAGGACTTTGTTTTGCTCTGATTGCAGCTTGATTTGAATTGCATTCATGTTGTTCTCCGTGTTTGTTTGCTCGATGACTCTACTTTAGACCACACAAAACAGCTTGTCAATAACTTTTTTTATCATTTCGCATAAATATTTTAATTCGTGTTGTTTTTGCGATGCACTTGCAATATATCTTTTTTTGCTCTACTATGCAAACATTACCAACAACAAAAGGAAACAAAATGGCGACTCAAATCGAATCAAAGCTTGCTTATGTTAAGCGAAAACTTAACGATCCTGCTTACAATAACATGCAGTTATCACGCGCAACTGGCTTAACTCCAGCGGCAATCTCTCGCATTGCTAATGGTGACACAAAAAACCCAACGTATGAAACAGTTGAAAAGATTGCGTCTTACTTCCAGGGGCTGAAATGAAAAGCAAGCTAAAAGAAGAAGTAATGGATGCAGTAGGAGAACTGCCTGACTTTGGCAATCTCTTGCTGCGTGAGTCAGGTTATCCACACCTCAAAGACACTTCCGCATGGAACGATGCAACTACAAAACCTGCTACATCTGGCGTGTATGAAACCAGCGTAAAAGGTGCGCAAACATCTAAGCCAATGTATCAGCTTTGGACTGGTTCGTATTGGGATTATCCAACAAGCACAATAGAAAGTGCTGAAAGACCATTTGGCAAAAGCCGTATTCAAGATGTTGAATGGCGAGAGGTGCAATAATGATCTACTACTCTCCAGCAAAAGTGCAAGAGCAGCATATCAAGAATAATCAGCCAAGCGTAGGAGTATCAGAACGTCGATTCTGTTATGGATGCAAAAAACAACGTAGCATTGCTCAGTTTTGGAATAAAACACAAAATCCAGTGTATGAAGTATGTAGAGAATGTAGAGGAAGACGATGAGCCAAGAAGCAGAAATCAACATCTTCAAGTGCTTGGATTACTTGCGAGATAACGCTGCGGCCTATGCGACTGCAAAAGCTAACCGTGTCTATCTCGAAGAATACCGCAAGACATTAAAAGCACAATTAATGATTGAAGCAGAGCAAACAGGTTCGAAGGCTTCTGCTACTCAAGAGCGCGACGCATATGCGCATCAAATGTACAAAGACCACCTTTGCGGATTGCAGGAAGCGATCCAGATCGAGGAGGATTTGCGCTGGAAAATGGTAGCGGCTCAAGCGAAGATTGAAGCGTGGAGAACAATGGAAAGTTCCCGTAGATATGAGGCGAAAACACTGTGACGAAATGTAAGGTATGTCGATCTGAGTTCGTCAAACGCTCAATTACTCACAAGTGTTGTAGTCCTGAATGTGCAGAGATATTTGGACGTGAACAGACTAAAAAGCAGGTAGCAAAGAAAGAGCGCGAAGAAACAAAGGTGCGCAAAGAGAAGTTAAAACGATTACCAGATTGGATTGCAGATGCTCAGGTCATTTTTAACAAATACATTCGACTTCGTGACAGCGGCCTTCCGTGCATTTGCTGTGGACGTATTAACGAAGCTCAAAATACTTTGGGTGGCGTGTTTGATGCTGGTCACTATCGTAGTCGTGGCAGTGCTGGGCATCTTAGGTTTTACGAAGATAACTGCCACGCACAGCTCAAGCAATGCAACAGATGGGGAGCAGGACGAGCAGTAGATTACAGAATAGGACTAATCCAGCGTATCGGGTTAGAGAGAGTAGAAGCACTAGAAGCAAACAACATTCCGCATAAGTGGACTGTTGAGGAACTGAAAGAAATCATTGCGACATACAAGCGCAAGATTAAAGAGTTAGAAACCAGCCGCGCCAACGGCTAGAACTAGGAGAAAGAAATGACAAAGCGAAGTGTAACAAAGAAACCGAATTTAACGCAATGGATAACAGGAAAGCCAGTAAGAAAAGGTGTTTATCAAATTATTCCGTCTTATTTATCTACTAACGCGGTTCGCTATTCATATTGGAACGGGAAAAAATGGTCTTGGTTTGCAAAAGATATTGCACGGTTTGAGAATCTCAAAGATCCATTTGTGCGAACTAAGCATCCTCATTTGTTTCGGTTTCGAGGATTGGCGGTGAAACCATGACACAAAAAGAAGAGAATTAAATTAGAAAGCCGCATGTGATGTGGCTTTTTTTGCGGTCAAAATAAAATTATTTGCTATTTATTCGATATTGCAGTATATTTTTATTTGCAGTATTTAATTTACATAACGAGAGGGATTATATGAATTACGATGAATTTTTAGAGCGTAAAAAGATCACGCCAATCATTGCAGGGTTTGATGTTGAACTTGACTCACTCAATCAAAATTTATTTGATTTTCAGCGAGTGATTGTCAAGTGGGCGTTAAAGCGAGGCCGAGCAGCTATTTTTGCTGATACTGGTCTTGGTAAAACATTGATGCAAACATCATGGGCGCAGTCTGTAGTCGATCATACTGATGGCGATGTGTTGATCGTTGCGCCTTTATGCGTTGCTCAACAAACAGTGCGAGAAGGTGAAAAGTTTGGAATCCAGATTAATTTTTGCAGAGATCAAGAAAATGCAAAGCCAGGAATTAATATCACTAACTATGAAATGTTAGACCGATTTAATCTTGATGACTTTCATGGCGTTGTACTTGACGAGTCAAGCATTATCAAAAACCGCGATGGTAAAACCCGCAATGCTTTAATTGCTGCATGTCAAAAAGTTCCATATCGGTTAAGTTGTACTGCAACGCCAAGCCCTAACGACTTTATGGAATTAGGCAATCAATCCGAGTTTTTAGGAATCATGAACATGGCTGAAATGCTGGCGATGTTTTTTATTAATGATGCTGGTGATACAGGCACATGGGTCCTGAAGGGACACGGGAAATCTAAATTTTGGGAGTGGTTATCTACTTGGGCTTGTGTCATTCGTAGCCCGACTGATTTAGGCTTTGATGGTTCCTCTTACATCTTGCCTGCATTGAATATGTTTGACCATGTAGTAGAGTCAAAATCAACTGATGGATTATTTGCTGATATTGCTGCAGGATTAATGGAACGTAATGCAGCGCGTAAAGAGTCAATTGATGACCGTGTTGCAAAGTGCGCAGAAGTTGTAAATGCAAGCAATGAGCAATGGGTTATTTGGTGTCATCGCAATGAAGAAGCTGAAAAGCTAGTTGTTGCAATACCTGGCGCTGTTGATGTTTCAGGTAGCGATTCTATCGAACATAAGGAAAATGCAGTGCATGATTTTCTTGATAATGAGATTCGCGTATTGGTTTCTAAGCCAAAGATTCTTGGTGCAGGTATGAACTTTCAGAATTGCCACAATACCGCATTTGTCGGGCTGTCTGATTCATGGGAGCAATATTATCAGGCTATCCGTCGATTCTACCGATTTGGACAGACTCATGAAGTGAACGTGCATGTGATTAGTGCTGAATCTGAGGGCGCAGTGGTGGCGAATATTAAACGTAAAGAAGAACAGAACGCGCAAATGGGCGCAGAAATGGTAAAACATATGAGCGAATCAATGAAAAAAGAGATCTTTGGTGCAGGGCAAGAAAAAACAGAATACGTGCGCCAAGTTACAGAAACAAAGAACTGGACTATTCACAATGCAGATTGTATTGATCTTGCAAAGGAAATCCCTGATAACTCAATCGACTTTACAATCTACAGCCCTCCTTTTGAGTCGCTATTCACGTATTCAAACTCTGACCGTGATATGGGGAATAACAAGTCAAGCGATGATTTTAGATTGCATTATCAGTTTTTGATTGAACAGAACTATCGAATGATGCGCCCAGGTCGATTAGTAGCTGTCCATTGCATGAACTTGACCACGTCAAAAGCAAATGATGGATTTATCGGCATTCGTGATTTTCGTGGCGATATTATACGAGCGCATCAAGCGGCAGGATTTATCTATCATTCTGAGGTATGCATTTGGAAAGACCCAGTTGTGGCAATGCAGCGCACTAAGGCACTTGGTTTATTGCATAAGACAATCAAAAAAGATTCGTCAATGTCTCGTCAAGGTCTGGCAGACTACTTAGTAATATTCCGCAAGCCTGGAGTTAATGATAAGCCGATCAGCCACACAGCAGAAGAATTTCCAGTGCAAATGTGGCAGCGGTATGCATCGCCTGTTTGGTTTGATATTGACCAATCGCGCACTTTGAATTTCCGTGATGCCCGAGAAGAAGATGATGTTAAGCATATTTGCCCGTTACAGTTAGATGTAATTGAACGAGCTATGGACTTGTGGACTGCACCGAATGACCTTGTATTTAGCCCATTTACTGGCGTTGGTAGCGAAGGATATACGGCTGTCAAAATGGGGCGCAGGTTCATTGGTAGCGAGTTAAAGCCAAGTTATTATCATCAAGCGGTAAAAAACATGGCTGATGCAAAATCACGCAATATGGATTTATTTGCAGAAGATGACGCAGCTTAAATGCGTAATATGTAATCGACCTCTGGATAAAGCCGAGTTTTTTATTGGCGGTTATCCAGTTGGTTCAACGTGCGCAAAGAATCGCGGGTTAGGAAACTCGCATTCTTTCAAAAAGAAAATTGAAGTTGTGCGCAACGATCAGCCTGATTTGTTTGGAGATTATGATGACTCGGAAAAGAGTATTAACAGCGGATCAAGTGAAAGAGATTCGTAAAAAGTATATGGCTTACATTGTAGGCCGTGGCTATGGTGCTTTGGCTAAAGAGTATGGTGTAGGGGAATCAACGATTCGTGATTGTATTAAATACTGGACTTATACGGGGGTAAGATGAAGCAACTCGAAGAACTCAGAAAGTATTTCAAGCGCAACAGTCGATTAACGCAGCATCAAGCAACTATTCAACTTGGCATTGCGCGACTAAGCGAGCGCATCAGGGAACTAGAATCGCAGGGGTGGGAGTTTGAGCATCGTCGTATTGACGCACCAACAAGATACACACATGCTAAAGTTTGTCAGTATATTTTGTTGAAACGACCGAAAACAGTTGTATAATTAAGTCATTGGCTTGGCGGCTAATATTAAATCACAGTGAGGAGTTCTAAGCATCGAGCAGGGTTTTATTGTGTCCCTGTCCGCCAATCCGTAAAAGGGTCGATGCTTAGAACTCCTTTTTTTTCGACTACGAAAAATGAAAGGTAAAAAAAATGGCAAATCCGTGGTTTAGATTATGGACTGATATGGTAAATGATCCAAAGTGGAGAACAATTGCGAGAAAGTCTAATCAGAGAATTGGCGATGTTATTTCTGTTTATATGCACATGATGACAGCAGCATCGAACGCAACCGAACGCGGGCGAACGCAAGGATGGAGTGATGAGGACGTAGCAACAGCACTTGATATAGAAACATCTGATGTGGTTTCTATTCGCGAAGCAATGCAGGGGAGAGTCTTAGAAGGAGACTATCTAACTGGATGGGAAAAAAGACAGCCAAAACGCGAGGATGATTCGTCATCAAGAGGTAAAAAATGGCGCGAAGATAGCAAAAATAACTCAGAATCCGAAAACCAAACGCAACCGAACGCGGGCGAACGCAAAAGCGTTGTAGATACAGAGGAGATAAGAGGAGATAAAGAGAAGAATATAGAACCTTTGTCGAGCAAGCACGACCTTGTAGCTGTTTTGCAACACCTGAACGAGAAAGCAAATCGAGACTTCCAGCCTGTTGCTGCAAATCTAAAATTGATCCAATCTCGGTTGAAAGAAGGCGCAACAGTTGAAACCTGCAAAAAGGTAATTGATTCTAAAGTTGCAGAATGGCTGAATGATAAAAAGATGGTTGAATACTTGCGCCCAGCGACATTGTTCAACGCGACAAACTTCGCGCAGTATGTCGGGCAATTGCCAAAAAATGAGCAGACAAAGCGCGAGTGGAAAGAAGGCGAGAGAAATGGCGATTTGATTTACGAGAAGTGGATTGGGTGGCGCAAATTGACTCGAATTGAGTTGATTGCAGAACAGAAAGCTAAAGAATTAGCGGGTGAAAACAATGCTGGCAACTAACGCACAAAAAATATTAGACCTCCGCAAACGTGGTTACAAGCCTGATGAAATGATATTGGTGTCACTTGTTGGCAGAATTGACGAACTGAACCACACGGTTTATGCAGTCGCAAAAAATGATTATGATTGGTCTTGGTGTCGCGGCCTTGATATTTGCGTGTATGCAAGTTCATCAGTTGATTGGCTAAAAACGATAAATGCGATTGCACGCAATAAAACGCGGTTTTTGTCCGTTTGGGACATTGACCGTAAGGAAGGTGCTGAATTTTGGTTTATGCCTTGTGAGAAGGCTCTAAGCAAGCCTCAGATGGGTTTTAAAATGAAGTTGATTCCTAATCCGTGGTGCAGCTTGCAAAATAAGATGTTTTCGGGGGAATTATGCAATTAATTAAAGATTCTGAAATTGACCTTGATTTGTGGATGAATGAGGAGGAATCGCACGACATTAAGCCTGCATCAAGTTGGGTGCAAGATGTTATAGATCATTTTCACAAGCCTCAAGAATCACCGCGAGTGAGATTGCCGTGGTCAAATACTCATTCAACATTCCAAGTTAGGACTGGCGAGGTTTCATTGTGGGCTGGTATCAATGGGCATGGTAAGTCTATGATGTCAGGTCAGGCCGCTTTAGGTCTTTGTTATCAAGGCGAACGATGCTGTCTTGCTTCGCTTGAAATGCCACCATCTAAGACAATGGCGCGTATGAGTCGTCAGATGTTCGGTTCGTTTGAACCAACGATTCCATACATTGAGCAATTCGGCAAGTGGACGAATGATAAGCTATGGATTTATGACCATGTTGGAAGTTGTAAGCCTAACGTCATGCTGGCGGTTATTCGATACTCAATCGCAACTTATGGCATTACTCAATTCTTCGTTGATAACCTGATGAAAGTTGTTGCTGGTGAGGATAGTTACAACGAACAGAAAGATTTTGTGAATGGGCTTTGCACAATCGCGCATGATACGGGCTGCCATATTCACTTGATATTGCACGTTAAGAAGCTAAAAGATGAAGAAACTCAGCCAAACAAGTTTGACATTAAAGGAACAGGCGCGATAACTGACTTGGTTGATAACGTGTTTATTGTTTGGCGCAACAAGAAAAAAGAAAAAACATTGTTAGAAGGGAACGCTACGCCTGACGAGCCTGACGCAATTCTTTTACTTGAAAAGCAGCGAAATGCAGAAGATACAGATACGGGCGTTTTCCGCTTTTGGTTTAATGGTGCTTCTATGCAGTATCTAGAAGATAGGTATTCTCATCCTATTTGTTACGATGTAGCCACAGGAATATCAAGCGAGGAGGTGGAATTTTGAAATATCCAGAAAGATTATCGTCTGATTTAAAGTACCTTGCGGACTATTACGAATGGAACGATGACGACAAAAAAGAGATTCGAGCAGCTTTCACGGACAGCCCTGAAATGGTTCGATACTTTATTTGCCTAGCGGCTGCGCATCGTGCTGGTTACAAGCAAGGGGCATTTAACGGGCATGTACGGTTAAGCGAGTGGTGCAAGGAGAAAGGATTGGGCGATCCGTACGGTGAATATTTCGACCCGAAAGAGTTTGATTTAATGGCGGCACAAGAGAATAAACTTTTACGATAAAACTATTGCGCAATATAAAAATCATGATATAGTTAAACAGGTTAAACGTAAGCGATTGAGGGAAATAGAAAATGGACATAACAAATTGCACAAAGGAAGAACTAGCACAGGCCGTGCTTGAATTAACTGTTGAGCTAGGTAAAACACGCAGAGCGTTAAATGCAGCGTTAGAAGTAAAAAGCATGAAGATGCCAAAAGTATTAACAGACCAAGAATATAGCGAAATGTGTGTTGCATTGACGAAAAAAGCATTTCCAACGCTTGACCCTATGGCTATTGATCCAAGGAGTGTCGTATGAATCACGAAAAAGAAGAAGTATTGGCATGGCTGAAAAGACGCGAAGGTTTGTATTCCAGAGTTGACACCATTGCGAAACAGTTAGACCTACCGATAAAAACCGTCAATCAATACCTTAAAGAATTGGATTGCGTAGGAACAAGGTTTAACGGTGGAGGTCGCAGGACTTACGGCATACCAGTGGAAGAAGCCAAGCCAACGCCTCGATGGGTTAAGCCATTCACGCCAATGACACCAGAAGTCTATGCAAAGCGTATTGATACGAAGGGAGTGGTGAGCATATGAGAGAAGAAGCCAAGAGACGCGCAGAGCTATATCAAGCGCTGGCAGATGGTAAGACTTTGCAGGTTCGTAAATGGGTGCAAGGTTCAGATTTAAAAAAATGGGTATGGTGTGATTTAACTTGGATTCAATCAGTTGAGTTTTTAGGGATGCATGTTATTGATCATGAAGCAATTCGCATCAAGCCAAAGCTAAAGAAGCAATTTTACAGATTGGCTTTGTATAAAGACGCTAGAGGTTTTCATGTCCAAGCAGTAAATTCATATGAAACAGGAAGTATTGTAGAAAATGCTCGCGTTTTTCAAAGTTGGATTACAGATTGGATCGAATACGAACTACCAGAGGGGGAAGCATGACCGCACTTGAATACCTTTTGAACCTACGTGATGCTTTGCCAATGTCCAGCGAAAGACCATGTACATACGCAAGCAATAGCGAAATCAGGCGGTGGATTAAGCAAGGAGTAATTATGTTTAACACTGAGCGCATAACCTTTGACGAGAAAATTGATTTTCCTGTTTTCAGCTTGGTGATATTTCCAAGCAGTAAACGCAGAACTACTTTAGTGTGAGGGTATGACATGACAGATACAAGCATAGACCGCATTAAAGACTTGCTTAACGTATGGGCGCATTTCTTCCGCTATCGACCAGACAAAGGTTATCCAAGCGCATCATCGTTTATTATTGAGCGAGTGCAGACAAGTAGAAGCGCAGAGACCTATGTAGAGACATTACCAAAGGACGTAAGCGACTTAAATGATCTAATTGAGACGGTGCTAGACACCAAGCAAAAGAGGATCATTTCAACTGAGTACATGCATAGAGCGCCACAGAAAAAGAAGGCCGATATTATTGGAGTATGCAAGACAGCTTACACAAGCGAACTTGCGATCATTCATCGGTCTTTGGCTGAGAAAATGTACGGAACAGTTTCCGCGTAAAACAGTAATTGCCTTAAATGTTCCGGAATAATATGATAAGAAATATCTAGTGTTGATTCGTTCGCACTAAAGAATTACTAAGTACCCTAATGGGACTTGGAGCCTGTAGTAATACGGCAAGCCTCGTATCTTAACTGATGCGGGGCTTTTTTATTTAAGGTACTCAAATGGATTTTCAAACATTTACTGTTGGCGAATCAAAGCCGCTGCCTGAAGGTCTATGGCATGAGAACCACACAGCAAAAGCAATTTATAAAGAATGTGGCGAGTTTTGCAAAGCGCAACCAGAAGAAGAAAGATTTCAATTTCAAATTGATTTCGATCCTAAAGACGGTCGCAAAGTAAGTCTAACTCGCATCAAATAACTTTCTCCCTCTCGCTATATGCGGGTTTAGCCTCGATCCGTCGGGGCTTTTTTATTTGTAGTAGCAAGTTTTAGCGCATCCGGTAACGGTTGAGCGGGTCAGTCTGGAAGGCCGCCGCATAGGAATAGCCAGACATGCGCTAATTATTTAAGGCAGGACACTCCGTGAGGAACCCTGAAACATCGTGATTGAAAAACTTTCAAATAATCAACGTGGTGGCAAGCGAGAAGGCGCAGGTCGTAAAGCTGGCGGGTCAAACAAGCTAACCAAAGAAGCGGTAGAGACTGCCAAAGCAATGGGCAAGACCCCCCTTGAGGTGATGCTTGAGATTATGAATGATTCAAGCGATGACCGTATGCGCCTGACTGCTGCTCAAGCTGCTGCGCCTTATGTGCATGCAAAGCTGTCTAGTGTAGAAATGACTGGCAAAGACGGTAAAGACTTATTTGAGCGCGTGACTATTACGCTAGTTTCAGCCAATGGAACTTAATTGCGAGTTTCCCGAAAAGCTCGGCTTCCTGTTTAAACCTGCACGTTACAAGGTAGCACGAGGCGGCAGGGGAAGCGGTAAATCATGGGGCTTTGCTCGGGCATTGCTGATTCTAGGCTTGCAGAATGTTGAGCGCGTCTTATGTACACGCGAGATACAGAAGTCTATTAAGCAGTCAGTGCATCAACTGATTAGAGATCAAATACAAGCTCTCGGTTTGAGTCACTTCTATGAGGTGCTTGAGACAGAGATAAGAGGGCAGAACGGAACACGGTTCTATTTTGCTGGCTTGTCAGATCAAACGGCTGATTCGATCAAATCGTTTGAGGGCTGCACTAAAGTTTGGGTTGAGGAAGGTCAGAACACTAGCAAGCGATCATGGGATATTTTAATACCGACGATTAGGACGGAAGGTTCAGAGATTTGGGTGACATACAATCCAGAGCTGGACACTGACCCGACCCATGTTCGCTTTGTAATGCAGCCTCCTGAAGATTGCGTGTCAGTCATTATGAACTGGCGCGATAATCCGTGGTTCCCTGAGGTGCTAGAGAAAGAACGACAAGACAGCCTAAAGCGCGATCCTGAAGGTTACAAGAATATTTGGGAGGGTGATTGCAAACCAGCGGTCACAGGCGCGATCTACTACAACGAGGTCGCAGCGGCTGAGTCTCGTATTTGTAATGTGCCTTACGATCCAATGCTTAAGGTTCATGTGGTATTTGATCTTGGCTGGAACGATGCAATGGCGATTAGCTTGGTTCAGGTTCAATCCTCAGAGATTAGATTGCTAGAGTACATCGAGGACAGCCACAAGACGCTTGATTACTACTCAAACATGCTGAAGGCTAAAAACCTGAATTGGGGCAATTTATACCTTCCGCATGATGGGCGAAACAAAGACTTCAAGACTGGCAAGAGCGCAGAAGAAATAATGACGGTGCTAGGTTGGTCGGTGAGAATCACGCCAAGCATGAGTGTTGAGGACGGTATTAGGGTCACTCGCATGACGTTTAGCCGTATCTATTTTGATCGTTCAAAGACTGAGCGACTAATAGAGTGCGCGAAACGTTACAGAAGGCAGATCAACGCACAGACACAAGAAGCAGGTGCGCCACTACATGACGAGTTCAGTCACGGTGCTGATAACTTGCGTTATGTCTGCATCAATGCTGAGACGATGACGAATGAAACATGGGGCGGTTCGCTTAACTACAGAAGTTTAGGCGTACTAGCTTAATAAAACGCTGAGAAGCGCAATAGAAGGTAAAGACATGGCAGGATTAAGTCAAGACGAGTTAAAAGCTCTCGTAATGGGAGAGATGCGCCAAGCATTAGGCTATTCGTCGTCTAAGCTGTCACAAGCGCGTCAGAAAGCTGAGTATTATTACCTCGGTTTGCCTGTTGGTGACTTGTCTCCTCCTGAGATTGAAGGCCGTTCATCTGTTGTATCTACAGACGTTCGTGACACTATCGAAAGCATGTTGCCTCAGTTGGTGATGACTTTTTGTGGTGGTGATACTGTTGTTGAGTTTGAACCTCAGTCACAAGATGACGAAGTAAGGGCGCAACAAGCAACGGACTATATTAACTATCTGTTCTTTAAGAAAAACAACGGTCATCAAATATCCTATATCTGGATGAAAGATGCGCTGCTGCAAAAGAACGGCATTGTGAAGGTTTGGTGGGACACTCGCCACGAAGAAAAAAAAGAAGAATATAAAGCGCTGAATCAGATTGAGTTAGCGCAAGTCATGGATGATCCAGAGGTTGAGATTATCGATCAAGCGGCATATCCAGACGAGGACGACCAAAAGGCGCGTCAAAAGGCTTTAGAGCAGCTACAAAGCCAACTAGACCAAGCGATGCAAGCAGCACAGCAGAACCCGCAAGCGGCTCAAGCAGTGCAGCAGATTCAAGCGCAAATGCAGCAGGTAGTTAATCAGCCTCCTGTGATGTTGTATGACATTACATGCAAGCGCGTAATGAAAGGCGGCAAGATTCAGATTGACAATGTGCCTCCTGAAGAATTTCTGATCTCTCGCAACGCAAAGAACATTCAGGATGCGAAGTTTGTAGGTCATCGTGTGCAGCGTACCGTATCAGAATTGAAGTCGATGGGCTACAAGAACGTCGATAACATTTCTGGTGAAGATCAAGGCCAAGCGGTTAATTCTGAACGCATTCAGCGATTGAGTTGGAATGATGAAAACGCTTATCTGTCAGACGAAATCACAACAAGCGATCCTTCGCAGCGTCGTGTATGGGTAACTGAGGCTTATGTCCGTTGCGACTTTGACGGTGACGGTATCTCTGAATTGCGCAAGATTACGGTAGCGGGCAATGAGTTGTTAGATAACGAGGAAGTAGATTTTACTCCTTTCGTGTCGATCACTCCTGTTCCTTTGCCTCATACGTTCTTTGGCCTGTCTATTGCTGACTTAGCGATGGAAAGCCAAAAGACTAAAACTAGCGTACTTCGTTCAATGTTGGATAACGTTTATCTGAACGTTAATGGACGGTATTACGCTGTAGAAAATCAGGTCAATCTCGATGATTTGCTCACGTCTCGTCCGGGCGGTGTGGTTCGCATTAAATCACCTGGCGCTGTTGGTCGCTTAGATCAAGGCATGGGAAATTCAGGTGAAGCCATGAACATGATGGGCTACTTGCAGACCGACATCGAGAACAAAACAGGTTGGTCGCGTCAGTCTATGGGCAATGATCCATCAGGATTACATACGACCGCGACTGCTGCAAACATCATTACGAATAAAGCAGACATGCGCCTTGATTTGATTGCGAGGAACTTTGCTGAAGGCTTCACAGAGCTATTTAAACACATGCTCAAGTTGGTCTGTCAGCATCAAGACAAACGTGCAGAAGTTAAATTGGCTGGCGGTTGGATCGGTATTGATCCGCGTGAATGGCGTAATCAGTTTGACGTGTGTATTAACGTTGGCATTGGTTTGGGTAACAAAGACCAGAAGGTTCAACATTTAATGGCTTTGAACCAGCGTCAGCAAATGGCCTTGCAGATCGGTACAGCAACACCAGAGAACGTGTACAACGCTGATGCTGAGTTGGTGAAGGTCTTAGGCTTTAAGAACGCTGACAAGTTCTTTACTAGTCCGGCAAAGATGCCTCCAAAGCCTCAAGCACCAGACCCAGAAGCGGCAAAGCTCCAAGCACAACAGCAGATCGAGCAAGTGAAGTTGCAAGCTCAAATGCAGATGAAACAGCAAGAACTCCAATTACAAGCGCAGTTGGATCAAGCCAAGCGCGAGCATGAAATGAAGCTGGAAGAAGCCAAGATGCACATGCAAGCACAGGTGGACAACAACAGACAGCAAGCAGAAGCAGACCAAAAGACACAAGAAATCCAGCAGCAAGCGCAATTAGATCAACTGAAAGCACAGTTTGACAATGAGAGACATTTGCGTGAGATGGAATTCAACAAATGGAAAGCGCACTTAGAAGCTGAGACACGTATTTTAGTTGCTCAGATTGGCGCTCAAACTACTTTAACAAGTCAGCAGATTGCAAGCGCAGAAGCGGCAGAAGCAGACGAAAGCGGGGAAATGAATGGCGGCTATTGAGAAACGTATCTACGACGGTCATAGGGCTAAAGAGGTTCTAGAGAATGAAGCCTTTCAACAGGTATTCAAGGACATAGAACAAGAGTTTGTAGAGCAGTGGAAAGAATCACCAGCTAGAGATAACGAAGGGCGTGAAAAGATATGGATTTATCTATCAATACTAAGAAAAGTCGAAACGCATCTAAAGACAGCATTGGACACGGGCAAGCTGGCAGAGTTGGAACTACAACACAAGCAAAGCCTGTTGGATCGTATGAAGATTTGGTAACGGCTGTCAAAGAATTTAAAGGCGGTAAGAATAACTCTGTAGCTTGTGCGTTTCATCCTCAAGGCTTCGGAGAGTTTGTAGAGACTCGCAAAGGTTGGATTCGCGTCTATCAAGGTGAGTCGGGTTACCAGTTGAACTCAGGCGAGTTCGTAAAGTTTTAGGCTAGGCACATAGCTTCACGCAAACGTCGAGAGACGCTGCATCCTATCTTGTGCCATTAGATAGGGTAATGACAATTGGAGTAACAAATGGACAATCAGGGAACTGAATCCAGTAATTCTGCGCTAAATGTAGATAGCGCGGCTCAAGCCTTCGGTGCTTTACTTGATCCTCAACCTATCGAGGAAAAGAGTGCCAAAGAGTTGGAAAACGAAGTCTTAGAAGATCTCACGAATCCCAAAGCGGAAGCGGAAGAAACTGAACCGCAAGACGAGCAAGCAGAAGAAGATGATGAAGGCGTGACCATTGAAGTTGATGGCAAACAGGTCAAGTTATCAAAAGCTGAACTTGCAGACGCTTACAAGAACGGTCTAAGACAAACGGACTACACGAAAAAGACAATGGAAGTTGCAGAGCAGCGTAAAGCGGCTCAGGCAGAACTTCAAAAAGCAGCACAAGAACGGCAGGCTTATGCTCAGAATCTACAGAAGATTCAAGCACAGTTAGAAGTCGCTCTTGAGCAGCAGCAAAACATTGATTGGCAACACTTGATCGACAATGATCCTGTGGAATATCTGAAACAGCAGCACCTCTTTCAACAGAGACAAGCGGCTTACCAGAATAATCTCCAACAGTTGCAGCATGTCGAACAACTAAACCAGCAAGAACAGCAAAAAGCGCAGTCAGAATTTTTACGGATGCAGCAGGAAGAACTCCTAGCCAAGCTCCCAGAATGGAAAGACTCTGCAAAGGCTAAAGCTGAAAGCCAAGCAATTGCAAATCACTTGTTAGAGATGGGATTCGACCAGAGTCAAGTTTCTAGCATACAAGAACACAAACTTATCATTTTAGCGCGTGAAGCGATGCTTTACAGAGCGATGATGAACAAAGCAAACGCAGCAAGTAAAAAGGTGGCATCTGCACCTCAGAAGGTCTTAAAGCCTTCCGTGGGCGAGTCTCCTGCAAGTTTAGATAAACGAAGCGCGGCAATGCGTCAGTTATCTAAAACTGGCAAGGTAGAAGATGCAGCAGGTTTATTTGCGCAAATCCTTTAACTCTTAACGTCGAGACGACACTGGAGAATATAACATGGCAGCACCATCAAACACCTTTTTGACAACAGCGGCAATTGGTAATCGTGAAGATTTAACAGACATTATCTACCGCATTTCCCCAACTACTACGCCATTGTTGAATATGGCAGCCAAGAGCAAAGCGACTAACACGCTTCACGAATGGCAAACACAAGACTTGGCTTCTGCGGTAACAAACAATGCTCAGGCAGAGGGCGATAACGCAACAGCTAAGGCAGTAACTCCTACAGTTCGCTTGAATAACCGTACACAAATCGCTACTAAAACAGTGGTTGTGTCTGGTACTCAACAAGCAATGAATCCAGCAGGTCGCAAAGACGAATTGGCTTACCAATTGTCTATGGCTTCGTTGGAATTGAAGCGTGATATGGAATCGGCTTTGTGTCAATTGGACGTTACAGCAACTGCACCACGTCAATCTCGCGGCTTGGTTGGTTGGGTTGTAGATAACGTCAATCGTAACGGTGGTACTTTGGCTTCCTACTCTGGCAATACAGGTCGTACAAAAGGTACTGCACGTGCTTTCACTGAGGCGCAAATCAAAGACGTATTGCAAAAATGTTTTACTGCTGGCGGTGAGCCTGACACGATCATGGTTGGCCCATCTCAAAAGCAAACATTCTCCACGTTCTCAGGCAATGCGACTCGCTTTGATAAGTCTGAAGATGCGAAATTGTATGCAGCTATCGACGTGTACGTTTCTGACTTCGGCTCCTTGACTGTTGTTCCTAACCGCTTCCAAGACGCAAATGATGTATTCGTATTGCAGTCTGATAAGTTGGCTGTTGCTTACTTGCGTCCATTCAGCACTATCGAATTGGCAAAAACAGGCGATGCGGAACAACGCGAATTGGTTGTTGAGTACACATTAGAGTGCCGTGCTCCTAAAGCTCATGGCGCTGTTTATGACGTTCTCTAATAACTAATTAAGGGGCGGCTTCGGTCGCCCTATAAGAAAGGAAATAGCATGCCAAATATTGTACAAAATGCGGATAGCTCATTGGGCATCCGTGGTACTGATTTGGACGAAGGCGGCTTCGTTTTCGTCAATATCGAGTACAACGCGTCAAGCGTGGATAAGGTAGCTTTTGTTGCGACTCGCTCTATGATTGTTAAGGGTATTGTAGGCCGCCCGACTGTTGCTGGTACTGATGCTGGCGCGGTAACTGCTGTGATTAAAAAAGCGGCTTCCGCTACTGCGATCACTTCTGGTACTGCGGTTCATTCAAGCACCTTTAACTTAAAAGGCACGGCAGACACAATTCAGACATTGACACTTTCAACGACTGCAAGCGATCTATTGATTCCTGCTGGTACTTGTATCGGCATCGACTTTACAGGCGTTTTAACATCTGCGACTGGTGTTGTGACTGTTTGCCTAGCACCAAACTAAAAAACTAAGCGGGTGAAATTCCCGCTTTCTTAACGCTGCGAAGCGCTGGAGGTATCAAAATGGATGGTGGATTCATCACCGTAACAACAGTAGGCTTTTCTGCTGCGACTGGCGCGGCTTCTGCTGCTACTGCAATTCCTGTTGCTTCTGACGGAAACCGCCCACGGTATATTCGTGTTGCTGCTCGTAATGAGTGCTATGTAAAGCTCGGCATTTCTTCGGTTGCTGCAACTACAAACGACATTCTCGTTCAACCTGCTGACTCGGTTATTTTGCACGTTCCAACTGGTGTTACGCATATTGCGTACATTCAAGGTACTGCGGCTGGTCAGGTCAACGTTGTTCCTGTCGAAAATCTATGAGCAACATCAGCACAAAGATTCACGTTGAGAACGGTGACGTGATTTGGCAAAGGACACAAGACTGTTCATCCATTGCTGCTGAAACTAGACGACTAAGTTTAGAGGGGGTGCATGGTTCTAGTGAAATGCGCCACGCTGCAAGGCTTCCAATGGTCTTGGTTGAGGCTTACATGAACGACAAAGGCATTACATTTCAAGAGTTCATGGGTAATAAGTCTCACGTTAAAACAATGCTGTCTGATCCTGCTCTTGCTGACTTTCGCATCTGGGAGGGTAAGGTATGAGCGCGATTACTGACTACGCAAGCCTCAAGACTGCGGTTTCTAATTGGCTGCATCGAACAGACTTAGACTCATATGTCGGTGATTTTATATCATTGGCAGAAGGTCGCATGAGTGCAGATATTAACGCTCGACCAATGGAAACACGCACAAGTCTAGCGGTAACAAGTGGAAACGCTTATGTAACGTTACCAACTGATATGTTGGAAATGTCGCGCTTAATCGTACAGACAGACCCTATCTATACTTTGCAATACCGTTCTGCTGACCAAATCAGCACAGAGTACCCAACTTCACAAGTTGGTGAACCTCGTGTTTTCTGTGTCATTGGTGCAGATGTGCAATTAGCTCCAATTCCTGATGCTGATTACACGATGGAATTGACCTACATGCAGCGGATTCCTTCGCTGTCATCAACGAATACTACTAACTGGCTTATTACGGCATTTCCTAACGCTTATTTGTATGCTGCTTTGTGCGCCGCACAGCCATACATCGCGAACGATGCTCGATTGCCTATTTTTGAGAAACTATACTTAGACTCTGTGAAAGCGATCAATTCGATTGATTGGTATTCAGGTTCAACTATGCGCGTGAGGGCTAAATAATGGGCTTAGAAACTGGCACGTACATCAGCGATTTGGTCGTAACAAATCCGCTAGGCTCTGACGCAAAGAGTACAGCAGACGATCATTTGCGACTGATTAAATCATGTCTTAAAGCGACATTCCCGAATGTCACCAACGCGGTTACGATGACTCATACAGAGTTAAACACTGTAACGTCTCGCGGCCTTATTGCTGGTCAGACTTGGACTGGTACACACACATTCCCAGCGACTACTTACGGTGTAACGGCAACGCTTGGAGATAGTTCGCTAAAGTATGCGACGACTGAGTTTGTGGCTAATACTGCGTTCTCTTCTGCGTTACCTGCACAGCTAGGCAATAGCGGAAAACTGCTGACGACTAACGGCACAGCGGCAAGCTGGTCATCTGTAAAAACGGTCAACAGTCAATCAATACTAGGCTCTGGCGATATTCCTATCGGTATGACTTTGCTGGCAACGATCACTCCAACAGCAGCAGCAAACATTGACGCTCTGACGACTTTCTCAAGCTCTTACGACAATTATCTGATTATCGGAACAGGATTAAGTGTTGCGGCTGACGATACTTTTAGATTTAGATTTGCTGTTGCTGGTTCTGTTGATTCTGGCTCAAATTATTACACAGCAGATAGTTACGCAGTAGCAGCTATTACAGCATCTAGCACTTCAGGAATTGTCGCATCAACGACTACATCGGCAGGTATAGGCGCAAACTTTGCAATGCGTATCTATAACGCAAACGATGCAACGCGATTGAAAACGGCATTTTCTGAGCATAGCTCGCAAAGTGCTGCGACACCTGCTTATATATTCCGTGGTGCGGCAACAGTGTACACGGCTGCAAATGCTGTCTCAGGAATTCGCCTTTTCTTACTTGGTGGCGCTAACTTTGGCGCAACAGGAAAGATTCGCATCTTCGGCTACCAAAATTCCTAATAGGTGAAAACATGACATATAAAACTATTTATTGGGATTCTGAGGCACAAGAGCAAAAAGAGCGTGTTTGTACGCCAGAGGAAATTGCAGAGATTGAAGCGCGGAAAGCTCCTGAAGCGCCAGAAGTAATCAAGGCGCGAGTATGGGAAGAAATCAAAAAGTATCGTGACAACCTTGTGGAAAATGGCGGCTTCAAAGTAGGCGCTCATTGGTATCACTCAAACCTTCTTAGCCGTACTCAATACATTTCCCTCGTCATGATGGGCGCAAACATTCCAGCAGGTACGGTGTGGAAAACGCTTGATAACGGGTATATCCCAATGACGCAGACTTTAGCAGGTCAAATCTTTACGGCTGGCGCTGCTCAAGATGCGGCTTTATTCGCTAAGGCAGCAGAGCATAAAACGGCTTTGGATGCTTCAAATGATCCTGCTAACTACGATTACACAACTGGCTGGCCTGAAACATACACAGGTGCTTAACATGGCAATCAAAGTCGCGTTCTTTAAAGGCACTAAAACAGGCTTGGCGGGGATTTATAACCGTGGAGTTAGGTTTGTTACTAAGGGAAAGTATTCACATGCTGAGATCGTTTTCAGCGATGGCATGAGCGCTTCTGCTTCGTTTATGGATCACGGTGTTAGGTTTAAGGCTATCGACTATAACCTGAAAAATTGGGACTTCATCGAGATAGACCCAAAGTTTGAAGCCAAAGCGCGGGAATGGTTTAAAGAGCATGAAGGCCAAGCATACGACCTTATTGGAAACGTGCATTTTCTCTTTCCGTTCGTAGGTGATAACCGTCACAAGTGGTCTTGTGCTGAATCTGTCGCTGCTGCTTTAGATATGCCTGACCCGTGGCGCGTTCATCCTAATTCACTCTATGGATTGGTGAAAGATTTCTATGCCGTTCGTTAATATCAATCAAGTTGGCGCTGTTGGTGTCGTGCGTGACCTATCAACGCATGAACTACCTAACAACGCTTGGACTGACGCGAAAAACGTTCGTTTCTTGGACGGTAATGCTGTTCAGTTCTACGGGCATGGGCAGGTGTACGGTACTCCGTCAAACATACCACAGCACGTTCTAGCGGCTCAAATCTCGGGCGCTCGGTATTGGATTTACCTGACTGCTGCCAATGCCTATGCGGTGACGAACTCAGGTGGCTCTACTGTCACCACGAACATCACACACGCGACTCCGCGCACTGGTGTTGTGAATCAGTGGACTAGTACGATGCTTTCAGGCATCCCAATTGTGAACGTTGGCGATACTTCCAAGGTTCCTATGACGTGGGACTTGAACTTAGCGAATAAGTTTGTGGATTTAACCGCTTGGCCTGCAAATACTTACTGTAAATCATTGCGGGCATATAAGCAGTATTTAGTCGCGCTAAACATCACTAAATCAACGACTAACTACCCGTTCATGGTGAAGTGGTCGCACCCTGCCGATCCCGGCAGTGTGCCTTCCTCATGGGATCACACAGACGCAACTAAAGACGCTGGCGAGTTTGACCTGGCAGAAGGCCAAGATCCTATTATTGACGGGCTGCAATTGCGCGACTCGTTCATGATCTACAAAGAATCCTCTGTATGGCGCATGGACTTCACTGGCGGTCAGTATGTTTTCAAGTTCTCAAAAGTTCTCGGCATCTCTGGCGCGTTAAATAAGAACTGTATTGTAGAAGTCGATGGTTATCACGTAGTTTTAACCAATCAAGACGTGGTAGTTCATGACGGACAGACAGCAACTAGCGTTATGGATAAGCAGACTAGGCGCGATCTTTTCCAGAACATTGATGCGACTGCATCAGACAAGTGTTTCGTATTTAAAAACCCGTTCTTCAACGAGGTTTTCATTTGCTATCCGTCAGTCGGTCAGACGGTATGCGATAAAGCAATGGTGTGGAACTATAAAGACAAAACTGTGTCATTCCGTGACGTTCCAAACCTGAATCATGCAAACTTTGGCGCGGTTGATAACTCGCTCAATTCAACGTTTGATTCTGATTCTCTACCGTTTGATTCTGACTTGTCATTGTTCAATAGTAGCGACTTTGTACCGTCAAC